CACTTTCTTGGAGGCGGGAGCAGGGTGGGCGGCGGCTGTGCACGTCGGGCAGGTGAGGTGAGCGGCGGCTTCGCGGATGAGTTCGGAAACCCGATCGTCATAAGATTCCCATGCAGACGGATTGCCGACGTGGTATTTCAGCCGCTCGACAAGCGCCGTGTCCGATGCGGGGGAGGATGTGTCGGTCATGGTTGCAAACCTTGTGTATGGACAAGCGCGACAAGCTTTTCGAAGCGATCTTCAGGAAGCTTGAGGACGAAGGTCGTCACGTTATTGTTGAAGTGCAGCCAGTCGGGGCTCCCGTTTTCCGGGAGGCCGATAACGCCGGCCTCGGCCAGTTCATGAAGGCCCAAGTTGTGCAAGATCGCAAACAGCGTTCGGAATTGCTTCGGCGTCATTCCTGAAACCTCCGGGTTGAGGCGAAGCCGCGCGATTGGAGTTTGGCGTTGCCGATCGGCTCGGGCCAGGTTCCGTTCGCTTTCCGCCTGATACGATCTGCTTTGGCGCGGGTTGCGGCTTCGTCTGATGTTTTGGTCTTGTGGGCGTCGATAAGCGCCGGCCGCATGTTGGATTCGCGATGCTCGCCGCCCATAGACAGGGGCTTGACGTGTTCCAGTTGCCAGCTGTCACGGGGAACGATGATCTTGCGTCCCGATATGTGGCAGATGCCGTTGGCCCGGAAGAATACGCGGTCGCGGATGCGGTCGGGCACTTTGGCGTTGGGCGAACTGCCGATCCACTCCTCGACATCGCGGCCACCGAAAGGATCTGAGATCGTCGGCATTATGCGCCTTCCTCTCTCGCGAACTCGATATCCATTTCCCCTGCCAGTTCTTCTTCAAAGCGCTTGGCCTTGATGAGATCTACGATACGGGCCGCTCTTAGCTCGTCATGAACCTGGGTGTTCTTGCTGGGGAGGCGGACGGGGTGAGCGCGGCGCCAAATCTGGCGGGATTGCCGGAACTCATTCATGCTGCCGCCCTCATCTTCTCGGGGTTGAAGGCGTACCGATCTTCTGGGATGGTCAGGGCAATGCCCATCTCGGCGTGACGGCGGAACACGATGTCCAGATACCGGCTCATCTGTTCGACATTCATCAGTCTTGTGACTGGCATTTCGGTATCGCGGATCAGGTTCAGTTTCTCTGGGTATGCCATCGGGCGGACAAGCTTGTCATATGTGACCCGGAACTTGCCGTGCGCTTCGCGGAGGATCGGAACGCCGATCTCCAGCTTGCACCGGGCGCGAACATCCTCCCGGTCTTCGCCGGTCTGATCGCTGATCTCGACATACCATTTGAAGGCAAGGCGGTTCTGCTCTGAGGAGCGGTCCCGGCCTTCCGTTATCTCGACGGTGAACGGACGCTTGCGGCCTTTCAGATAGGTCGTCAGAAGCGACAGTTCGTCCTCGTTCTTGACGGTCCTCGTAACCATGCCTCAACCTCCCATCACACTTTTGACGAGTTGGTTTTTCAGGATCTCGGACCGGCGGTCGTAATTGCGGATGCTCTCGACCATAGCTTCCAACTCATCGTTGAAGCGGTCGATTTCGCCGGCCATGTTCTTGATGTAGATGTCGTCTCGGAACACGCGGACGGTGAGCAATGGCAAGCCAGGCCAATAGCTCACAAAATCCCACCAGTCGCGTTCGGCAAGCCAGATGTTTCCTTGGACCTGAGCCCGGTGCTCGGGCGGCAACGCTCCGCTAAGCAGGCGCTCGATCTGAATATCTGGGAGGGCGGTCTTAATCTCTAGACCGCCCTCCTTGCCGACTAGGCTATCTGGGCTGGCACCTTTCTTGCCGTTGCGAATGAAGCCTACGCGGCGAATATCTGCATCACGGATAAAGGCGTACGTCTCGCGCGCCTCTTCTTCCATTTCCTTGCCACGGTCCATGTGGATATTGCTGAAAGATTCCATAGGGGCGCCGGTCAAAATCTCACCGGCGAGCTGGCGCATATATTTCGAGCGGGTTTTCCCTTCGCCTTTGGCCATGACGGCAGCGAACTTGGATGCGGTCGGAATTCCAGCCCTGCAAGAGAACCAATCTTCCGAGCCCTGTTCGCAGTCGAATATCTCGATCATGCCGGCACCCGTTTCGAAAGGTGGTGCTTGGCGTTGGCCTTGATGGCCGGATCCATATCGACCGACTTGAAGACGATCCATTCCAAGTAGTCGGTTGGAACATCATCCCATTTCTTGCCTTTGTGCTTGGTCAGTGGGCAACGCGGCAGAAGAGCGTGGCCATTTGACCAGCGCGCCATGTCTTCGAACGAACAGCGGTTTTCCTGAACGATGCGCTCCATCAGCAGCGCGCAAAGATAGGCGTCTGGCGCGGCCCTGTGCGGCGGTTCAGCGAGCGTTCCTTGCGTTTGCAGGCCCAGATGGTAGCGAAGGAACTGCAGCGAGTGCGACGGCGAGTCTGGCCAGAGGCGAAGGGCTACCTTCCAGGTACAGATCAGCGGACCGGGGGCCTTAAAGAACTGGTCTTCATAGTCGGCATTGTGCGCAGCGAAATAGTCCGCATTGCCGATAAACGATGTGTCGCCAGTCGCGCCTTTCACCATGGTGTCGGTGATGTGGTGAACTGCCATGGCCTCGTGCGGGATTGGCCGACCGGGATTGCAAAGTATGCTTCTCGGCCGCTCGACAAACATCTTGCGGTCGATGTCGTCAATGCCAAGGTCGCACACCCCGATCTCCACAATCGCGTGCGGGTCTTCGGCGGTCGGGATGCCGGTCGTCTCAAAGTCGATGCAGCGGATGATCATTTCGCGCCTCGATACGACTTGATCGTCTGCACAGCCCGGTCGAACGCTGACGCGTAGATGTGGTCTAGCGCATCAACCTTGATGAATTGGAGGAACTTTGCCTCATTGGCCCCAGTCGCGGTAAGCAAGTCCCGCAGCTGCATCACCTGCTCTTCGGTGATAAATGCTTGTGGCTTAGCGCTGGCGGCGTTGCCATCGTCATCTTTATCCACAACGATGTTGAAGATCATGCCGAGAAGATAACGGCGGCCGTACTGGACAGCCGATCCGGTGGCGTGTGTCTTGGTCATCACGTCGCCGCCCTTGGCACCCTTACCGTCCGACGGCATGTCGATATGTGGGCGCTCGCGATGCCCGCATGGATGGGAGACCTTGGCGACGATGCGTTCGTAGCCCTCCTTGGGACAATCCGCAGTGTCGAAGGTGACGGCAAAACCGTGCTTCGTGTAGATTGGGCGGATCGCGGCGTCCAATGCCGCCAGAGAGGCATATTTGCTTTTTGTGGACGGATTGTTGGCATCGGCGCGGACCGGCTCCATTTCCTCCTGAGCCGCAGCCATTGCGGTGTCGAATTCAAGCTCGGCCTGCTCGGCCCGCATCTGGTTGCGCATCTCCATAAGCTGCTTCATCTTGTCGATATCAACGAGCGGGTCACGGGCGGCGCGGTCAATGATTTGTAGGACTGCGGCTGTGTCAGACGCGGGGAGTGGAGCGGCGTCTGGTGCCTTCGCGTCGATGTGCTCGACCAATGCATTTGCAACGTTTGTCATGCTGCTGCCTTTCTCTCGGCTTCGATCTCATCGGCCATGCGCGAGAACCGCGCAGCTTCGTTGATCTGGCGGTGTGCTTCCTCAGTCTGGCCAGCATCGAAGCAGACCATGGCCCAGCGTCTGGCGCGTAGCATGAGAAAGCGGTATTCTCCGGGTGTGAGCATCACTCGTCTCCATCGATAGGATCGCCGTCTTCGCCAAGCTCTAACCAGCCTTCCGGCGTAGGCTCAGAGCCCTTCTTGAGCCGTTGGTAGGTCAGATCCCCGACGCGGTAGAGTTTGCCCGTCGAGACGATACGGATATCGTGTTCGGGACCGAGCAGGCTTCCGAAGTGGCGACCGACGCGATACCAGTCTTGGCCGCCGAGCGTCGCGCTCTCGCCATGCATGCGGACGCGGTGGAGGGTCATGGCTGCACCGGAGGCTTGGGAAGGGGTTGCCAATGCGTAATTGGCCTGACGGTGCCGGCGTCTTTGAAAAAGCAAACTCGAGCAGAAAGAACGTTCCTGCCTAGCTTAAAATCCGGCTGGTAGACCAGGAAGTCGCCCCAATGGAAGTCGCCCCAATTCGGCATGGTCTCAACGGGCATCCAGCCGTTTGCGTCTTTCGCCTCTGCGTTCATGGTGTCTGTTACCTTCGTCTGTGTCTGGCTAGATCAGTTTGGGAAACCGGCGACGCGCGCCGG